TTTGTCGTAATCATAAAAATATACTTAGTTAATATTTATATATATCTATAGAGAGTATTTATTATATAGTATTATAGAATTAGTAGTAGGTGTAAATTAGTAGTTTCGGCAAAAGATGGTTATTCGTCCATTAACATTAATGCCATTGCTGAATAATTATGTAAATCTAATAATGTATCTTTTAATGACTCATCGTTTACTAAACATATTTTAGATTTTGTTATCGATACACATCTTAATATTTTATCTTCTAATCTAATTAATACTCCAAGTAATCCATATTTTGCAAAAGCATCACCATAATCAATATTTTTTTTAATAAACAATTCTAATGCTTCAGATTGTATTAATTTTAATTGGTCGACTCTGTTCATCTTTATATAGGATATACTTTATTTTTTAACTTATTTAGTTTTTTGATTCTCATTGCTCTTTGTTTTTTATCGTTTTCTTGTTGTTTATTTAATCTCATATAACCAAAATATAATTTAGTAATTTTTTTCATTATATTATCAAGGTCTATTCCTTCATAATGTAAAACTTGTAATGGCGCTTCAACTTGCCACCATATATCTAATAGTTGTTTTAATACTTTTTTATTCCTCCTTGCCTGTAAATTAGAATATAATGACCAATAATTAATTGATTTTTCATTACCTTCAGAATCAATAATATATGTATCATTATCTTCTTCAATAATATATCCTGACATATTTTATATTATTATATTGTTATTCTTTTAAGCGGAATGTAATATATCATTTGGTCCTAATATTTTTTTAGATCTTGGTCTTTTTGGTGTTTTCGGTTCAATAGGTGTTAATAGTTCTTGTAAATCCTCTAATTTAAGATTTGGTTTTACTCTTGGAGATCGTGGTTTACGTTCTTTCTTAATAACTGGTTCGACTGTAACTTCATTATTACTCCACGCTAATGGTGGTTTTTCTTCATCTGGTTCTGGGATTTGGTCTCTTGCTTGAGATTTCTTTTGCCAGTGTTCCTCAATAGTTTCTTCTGGTCCTGGTTCTTCTGGTTCTTCAAATGTAACTTTAACTAACTCAATATTGTCGTCATCTTTTGCATCGTCGACAATATCTACTTTAGATTGTTTCTTTTTCAAGTAATATTCTTTTGCTTTATCTCTTTTATATTGTAAGAAATCTGGGTCTTTTTCTTTACGAGATTCATAGTATTTTTTACGTTGAGCATTAACCTTTTCTTTGTTTGCTTCTCTATATTTTGCCGTTGCTCTCTTCTGAGCTTCGGTATAAGAACTATATATAATCTTTGGTTGTTCTTCCATAATATATTTATTATAGAGTTGTTTTTATATATGTTTCATTTCGACAGGAACTTTCATTAAATCTATACCTCCCCCACTGTCTTCTTTTAATATTCTTTCATAGTCGTCGTGACTTGGAGAATGGACATCTATTGCTTTTCTTTTCGATGGGTCAGAACTTTCAAAGAACATCTTTAATAAATATTCATTCTTTTTCCAGTCTACTGAAGTATTTAGGTCATCAAAAATTTCTAAGAATTCTTCAACATCGTTATAGAAATGACACGTTCTTAGTGGACAGGCATTGATAAAGTGTGACATCGCTAAACAAAAGAAACCGCAAGCATTATTCATCATACTTTGAACATCTTTTTTAGTATATGGTAAATATACATGAAATGAATCCGTTACTGCTTTTTTAATTGCCTCGCTCGGTGGTTGTCCATATGGGTCGAAATAAATTGGTTCTATTTGCCCTTTTGGTGTTTCATTTACTTGTAACATTGTCCAATGAGTGCCTTCATTTTGTTCTCCATCGTCTGTTTGTGAATCTTGTAAATTAATTATATATGTTTTATTTGTTTCTAGTTTCTTTGGTAATTCATCTTTAAAATAAACTCCAGCAAGTGGTATATTCATTCTTTTAGATAAGTCTTCTATTTGAGAATCTGCTAACATTATAATATATTATATTGTCATTTCTTTAAAAGGTATATGTTCCATCATTGTATTTTTGATATTGTGGTGGTAGTTGAAATTGCATATGGAAATTAGAACCATATGGTTGAGAAACAAGAGCAGGTGGTAAATGTGCATCATGTTCTACTAATGTTCCACGTCCTCTAATTAAATTAGTATCGTATGGATTAGTAGTATGTCCTCGATGATGTAAATGATTATCTTGATGAATATGGTGGGTAGTATGTGGATGGACTCCAGTTCCTCTTGATGGTGGTGCATTATCACCATCATAATATTTTTGAATTGGTTTTTGTAAATGTTGATTATGTATAGTTAGATGACTCATATTGCCTAAAACGGCGTTAGAATGAGCATTTGCATCAGATGCTTGTTGTAGTGTGTGTAATGAGTGAAATGGACCCGTTCCTCTCATTTTACCGGCATAAAGTCCAGTTCCTAGACCATTACCAGAAGATGGAGGAGGCGAACCACCAGAATATAAACCATATCCTAAATTTTTATGTATTTGTTCATCTGCTAATTTACTACCCATTTGCTCAGCTTGGTCGCCATATGTTTCATTACCTGTTAAATAATTTATGCCCAGTTTTGCCAAAGCGCCCGCTAATCTACTACCATGTTCTTTAATTTTTGATGCTAATGCTGGGTTTGCTTTTATAATATTATGAACAGTCTGGACTCCTTGTTTAATTGCTGGCATATTGTGTGAAACTGTATCATATGCTCCTTTAATTGCATTGCCAGCATGTTTAAAAAAATTCATTATATGACCCCTTCCGAGCATACCTGTTATTGGTTTAGCGAGATGTTTCATTTCATCATAATGATGTTTCTCACCCATTAATATAGCGTGATGTAAACCGTATCCTTCTGCTTTTAATAATTCATCAGCACCTTTTGCAGCGGCCGCCCCTGCTAATGCTCCTGTAACTGGTGATAATCCAAACGCCGAACCAAGGGCAGCGCTTCCTAAACCTGCTGTAGTTATTACTCCTTTTTTATATGCCTCTGTTAGAACGGGGGACGACTTTATTATTTTATTTTTAGTATCATTAAGATGTCTTAAGTCACTATAATAATCTTTTCCTATATCTTGTATTTTATCACCTTTTCTTAATCTATTAATAGCATCATATGCTAAACCAGTTGGTGATGCAAATTTTAACCCAGTATTAATATCTCTTCTTACATCTTCGGGGACGTTTTGTTTATATAAATTCATAGCAGGGTCTACGATGTTTTGTTTAATAGGATTAATTATTTTATCTTCTACTCCTGATTTAATGGTATTTCCTAAATTTTTAAACCAATCGCCGATACCAGAACCTTTAACAAGTGCACCCATTGGATTTGGCAATATCATATGTTCATTGTGACCCATTATTTGTCTTTGCATTTCTGGAGATGGTGCTCTATTCATTTCTATTTCTTCAGGAGATAATTGCATACTTGCTCCTTTATTCTTGTTAAATGCTCTAGAAACGATATGATATGTATTAGGACTAACAATAACATTAAAACCCGCTCCGTGCTTAACACGAACTTTGTGACCATTTCTTAAACGAGATTTTTGATGTTCGGAACCTGCGATAGTTATTACGTGCATTATACTATTATAGTATGATTAAACCTTTAAAGGATTAATTATTAAATGATGATAAATTAACTATTTATCATTGAAAAAGAAAGAAATATTTATTATTATTAAACCCTTGCCCCCGTTTGAAGGTCAATATTTATTTCCACGCCATACTCTATGAAAACCCACAGATCGAGGGTCTGTGTTGAGTAGTTAGTTCCAAGAATTTGGACAGATTTTGGCACAGATTGTTCAACTGGTAACATACGTTCAACATTAACATAGTAATAACAGTAAGATTGTTGAAAGTCACTAAAACCAATAAGACCAGAAGTAAGACCATCAGTTTGCCCACCATTTACAGCGTTTTGCCCGTATAATTGGTTGTTCCATTCTTCAAAAGTATACCTTTGAGTGTTATAAATAGCATTTTGACCAGAAATTTGAATATTAAAGTTACCAAGTGTTACCATTGGTGAAGTAGTTCCACAACCAGCAGTATCAAAAGGTGATTGATAAACTGGTGTAGGTTGTGATAAATTCCATACTATTGCATTACCTCCTGGAGTAGTAGCAGCGGTTGTTATTACTTGAGAATTGTTTCCAAAAGAATAAAATGGGATGATTAATACACTTTTAATATTAGCAATACCGTTTGTTATTAAATTATTAAATTGTGTTCCAGATGGTATTTTTAATACCTGGTATTGGTAAATATCGGTATATTTTACTTGTTTAACTGGGTTAGATAAGTATGCCTGTTCGAATACTGGATTAAATGTATAAGCTGGAACATATAAATATATAGATTTAGATAGTGTTCCTTCACTAAATCCAATAGGTCCTACTTGAGTTGCTGGAATTTGTCCTAGCATTCGCGAACCTACTGATAAATTATAAAAGTATGTTCCAGTATTTAGTATAGGTAATACATAAGCATTTACTGGGGCAACTGTTGGACCTGAAAATGCACCCTGGGCAGCGTGAGCATATAATCCACCAGATTGTGGAGACGCTGCTAAAATAGGATTAACACCTCCCACAGGAACAGTTGAAGTATATCCAGTAATATATGTAGAAGTAGCATTACTGGCACCTGCAGCGCCCGCTGCATATGCTCCACCAAATGTTACTGTTGATGATGCATTGTTAAGATTCATTGTCATTTTCATAAATACACCTTTCAATAATGGTATCATGTTAAAAAATGAATGAATATGTTTTAAGTATATAGTTGCCATTACTGATATTTGTTGCAATCCACTTTGTCCAGCTGCGATAGCGTTAACTTGCTGTGATATGTAACTTTTCCATACAGTTGAGGTATTTTGAGCAGTAATACCAGCTTCATAATAAAATGTGCTCGAGGAAGCTTGAACATTAGGATTATAATTAATCCAAGAAGTTCTTATACTTGCACCCATATTACCACCAAGATAAAATACACCGCCTGGAAGTGGTCCTGCTGAAGTATTTTCTAATAGATTGCTATTTAACATTCTATTACCATTTGAAGACCTATTTGATGAAATAGTAGAATCAACAACGGCAAAATCATTATTACAGGTATAAATACCATTTTGATTAACTCCTACTTGTGGATTTGATGCAACTGCAGTTGAATTTACACCCTGTCCTCCTTGTGTGTAAAAATCACCATTTGGTAAGTAATAATTCCACGATGAAGCAGTATCTGGATAAAATCCAATAGTAGGTCCTTGGGTTACAATATCAGAATATGATAAAGTTGTGAGTAATTTAAACGTATTCCACATGTTACAGAAAGGAGTTTGTTGACAAATTGTAGTGCCATTGTAGTCTAATGTGAATGAATGTATGATTTGACCGAACCAATTTTTTAAACCAACGGTATAATCACCTGCTCCAAATGTGTGGGTAGTTTGACTATTGAATAATGGAGTTAAAAAAGCATTAGCGGTATTAGGTGTGCTAACTGATAACAGTAGCGGAACTGCTAAATATGCTTCACGATATGACATATATTTATTACTATTACTTAATTGTGATGTATCAATAATACTTTGATTGTTTTGGTAAGATTGGTTCTGGTTATCAAGAATGTTAATCCAATCCTTTCGGATGAAAACATTAGGAGAACCTTCTACTTCTTGACTTAAGTCGAATACTAGTTTATCGCACATATATAATAATTACTATAGATAAGTTTTTAAACAGTTTTTAAAAGGACATCACGATATTCTTTTTTTTGGGTTTGTTTGGTTTATCTAAAGAAAGTTTTGAAAGTTTTGAGGCAATTTTATCCGCTAAACCGGTTCCCGATTTGAGGGCAGGGCTTACTTGAGGTCTTGATATTTTATTATTATATGGGTCTCTGCCTGTAATATTCATATAATCATCTACTGATTGATAAGACGATTGACCACCAATACCACCATCGAGTAAAAACGATGGAGCACCTCCACCGTGAATTCTTGCAGATACTGAATGTCTATTCATTGCCCGTAGTTTTGCACTAGAATGAGGTAAGAAAATGTGTTGTGATGACATAATATATTAATTATATCTTTATCTCTTTATTCATCTTTTTTCTCTTTCTCTTTGATGAGTATATTTTTATAATTTAGTAGCGATTTAATGAGTGTTTCTAGTGATTTTACCTTAGTTTCTTTAATTTTTTCAACATCTTTTGACGTTTTAATATCACTAAATATCTTTTCTCTATCTGAGTTAATCTCATCTAGTAAGTTATTAATCTTTTGTTCATTCATCTTATAATCCATATTCATGATATATATAATATAATAAGATAACCTTAAATAAATATAATATAGTATATATTTTAATAACTAGTTTGTCGTAATGTAATAAAAAACACAAGTGTAGTTTTGTAAAAGTCCTAGGAAGTAAGAGTCTATAGGGGTTTATAAAAAGTTGAGTTGTGTAAAATAGGTAATTACGACAAAATGATTATTAATTTATTTACTGCCAAGAAATGCCTCATCCTTATCACGTATACAAAGTAATATAGTCATTTGAGGGTCGCGTATAGTTAAAGGTTGTAAGTTGCTTCCATAGAATGATAATGTTATTTGGTTATAAGTTCCATCAATCATCTTATTCCACATAAAATTTGGAGGTCTATCGTTAATTATCTCACCAATTGCCACTGATGGAGTAAGAGAATAGATAATTCCTGATGGTTGAGAATATGGGTTATTAATGTTTGATAAGTTGATTAATAAGTTGCTATTTGGTTGAACTTGGGGAGCAACGTTTGATAAATATGATAAAACTCCATCAGTTGCAGCGGTTCCTTGAGATTTTGTTACATAGTTATTGGAAGCACTAGGAGTAGGTGGAACGTATGCATTATTAAGATTAGAATTAGAAGCAAAATTAGCAGGATATCCGACAATTGATGAAAAATTTGCAGGAAAAGTAACAATAGGATTTACTTGTGTTGCAGTTGTTGCAGGTGCTAAAGCGGGATTAGGATAAGTTCTTCCTATCGTAGTAGCATTGGCGACTGTTAATGTTGAATAAGTGTTTAATTGAACAGCATATCTTGTTGGGTTAATTATGATATCAAAAGGATAATAATTAAAGTTTCCGTCTGTGCAATAAGTTTGATTCGCTATCATGACAAACTGACAATAATTATTTATATCAGTAATTTCATACAATCCATCCGGTATAGTTATCGTATAAACAGTTGTAGTATTACCGTAAGTATAAGTTATTATATTGTTAGCAAGTGCAGAAGTTATATTAAACCAAGAATAATACATAGTAATACTTGATACTGCTACATATTTATTAGTCAATACGATAGAGTTGGGGAATTTATAAATTAATTTATTATTTTGTCCATCTTGAACGATATTACTTTGATTCAGAACTAATACGAACATTATATAGTATTATTATATAGTTAATTGTTTAAATACTTAATGATATAATATAACTATATAATGGCAGCGTATCCAAAACCTACAGGAAATTCGGGAATATATAACAACCAAAGTTTTGTAAATCCCGACAATCAAGGCGGTTTAACAGTAGAAGAGGGTAAAAAATATTTTGTTACTTATCCAACTACACAATCACCGTCAACTATTACTGCTAATAATTTTACTACAACTGGTGCTTTAAATGTTGCAGGAGCATCACAATTTGGAGGAGATGCAACGTTTATTGGCGGAGCAACTATAACAGGTCCTTTAACTTTTGCAGATAATGTTGAAGTTCAAGGGACGACAACTTTAGACGATAATTTATTATGTTTAACAACTGCTACAATAGATGGGGAATTGACCAGTGCAGGTGGTATATTAATGCAACCAATATCACCCGCTACTAATTCCATAATTGATTTTGTAAATGCTGGCGGAGAAGTTCAATTATATTTAGACCCTACAGTTGCATATGATATGGTTTTTCAAAGTGCCCAAGCTGACGGTATTGCTGGATTATCTGTTATTAATGCTACGTCTAGTTTTACTATGAATTGTGCTACATGGGCGACTGGTTTAACTGGTTTATCAATGAGAAATCCTATCAATATGGGAAGTTTGGGATTATATGGATTATCTGGTTTATATGCTGGAACAAGTTATACAACCCCTGTTTTATCATTAGCAACGGGGACAGTTGGATTTAATAATAATAATCTTTCACAAGTTGGGGTAATTTACGTTGGTAATAATGCAGGGGCAAATTATACTACACTTGGTCAATCTACTGGACAATTTTATATTACTAATAATACCCCTTTTGCTAATACCCCTTCTATTGCATTATCACTGATTACTAGCACGGGGTTTGCTACTGCACTAAATATTACTCCAAATTTAATTACAGTTGGTGCTAATTTTACCATGAACGTTAATAGTAATAATCTAACTAATTTAGGCGCTGGTTCAACAGCAGTTACACAAGACCTTCAAACTAATAATACTACAATAGCGACAACTGCATTTGTTCAATCTCTTTTACCAATTTATACACAAACAACAATTAGTATTTTTCCTACAGCAGACCCTGGTATATGCACATTAGCAGCGCCATATGTTCAACAAACTCAACAAATAACAACTATATCGGATGTAAAAGCAGTATTTTTCAACAACCCTATTTATTTTCAGATAACTGGTAGCACTGCTGGTTTAGTTGTTGGAACATCACCTATGATTTCGATACAATTCTCAGCATTCCCTTGGCCGAATTTTCCACCACCTAATGTCACATATTCTATATTTGGTCAAAGTTCATCTGGACAATCTATTAATTGTAATGTAAAGTTTGGAACTTTTAGCACAACTGCTTTTATGACTGTTTATTGGACGTATAACATTGGCACTGGTAATAATATCATTTTGTTTCCATCTTCTTTTGGTGAGATAACCGCATAAGAAACAAGTTAATTAAATAAATAGCGATATACAATAATATAATGTCAATAGTATATCAGACTAATACTTCAACAATCCAATTTAGTGATGTTTTCGGTAATATTAACCATCAGGGCGTATTATCATCAAATTTATCTTTAACTCCGTCATTATCGCTAACGTTTCCATCAACGACTACTGGCGATAGTTTAGGTCATTACCATTATACAGAAGATACTTCTTACGCTCTAAAATTTTTAAACGTTTCAGGGTCAGGAGTTGGTGGACATCAATTTTGGAACTCAAACTCTACATCTGCTCCTGTAAAATATTTTGATATTACCAGAGATAGAGCGTTATTAGATACTCGTTTAATAAACTCTACGGGTAAAACTGTCTTAGATTTAGCAGGTAATAATTTAACTGTTACAAGTTCTGATAATAGATATCAAAATTCAGTCCAAACTGCTCAAATATTAATGACAGATGGTTTAAGTAATACATCTACAACAACTACTCCATCAAAATATCAAGTTGCTGATGGGAATATTAATACTATTTCTACAATAAACCCAGGATTGATACAAATAGGAGATACGACCGACTTGACTACTTTATCACAAACACAATTACAACTAGGTAAAAGAGATTCATCATATGTTACTACTCTTAATGAAACAAATCTAACTATCGCTAATACGACAAATACATCAATATTGTCATCTACATCATTAACGTTTAATAACTATAATGTAAAAATGAACCAAGTAACCCCAACTTTAATATATTCTTCACCTGTTATTTATGCAGATGGACATGAACCTGCTACTAGTTTAACAATACGTAATACATATGGATATAGTGGGTGGTATTATAAAAACAGTCCTCCAAATACTGCACCTACTAATAAGATTAATTGGTATTTTCCACCAGCTAAAGCAAATGTTACTTTGGTGAGCGATTTAAAGGGTATTTCTATTAGTTTTTTTAATGGTGCAAATACTAGTAATGATAATTGTTTATTCTTGACCGTGTATACAGTCCCTACTGGTTCTGGTGATCACGCTCCTGGTTTTTTCCACAGTGCCAATACTTATATATTTAACCAAACAATTACACCTACTGCTAATACTAGTTATCAAGGTGTCGCTGTTATTAATAAAAATTTAGTTCCTTCTAATTATGAAACCCAAATACAATATCAACAATCTACAATAAACAATCCAAAAGGAACATATTCACAAACTGATAAAGTATTAGCAGTAGTTATAGGAACTAATAGCGCAGCTACCACTAACTCCGTTGAACTGGTTGTCAATAAATTAAATTTACATTATGTCGACTTTACACAAAGTTATTTGCTAATTCCACCATAAATAAGGGGTTTAAAAGAGAACTAGGTTAATATATTATAATGCCGGAGACGTGTAAAACAAGAGACGTAGTTTTTACTTCATATTTGGGATATGATTTATCTCAAGTAAATGATGCACATTTTGGTTGTAATCTTAACAATTCAACCATTTTATCCGCTTATCCATCTGCCCCAACTGCATCTAAAGGAACTTATATCTTTGCTGATTCAAGTAGTTCAACAAAAATTTTAACCGCAGGAGGGTCAAATGACAAAGCATCAATTAGTTTAGATATTTGTTCTAGTTCTACTGCACCATATACTGTTTTAACTGCTACTAAAAACGGGGTAACTGTAAAAGAAATATCTGCATACGATGGGTCATCTACTAGTAAATTGACTCCTACACAATTAATTTTTGGTCCAGTGGATTATAAAAGTTTAATTGATAGTCATACTACCCAAATTGCTAACTTACAAGCAGTAGATGTAACTGAACTAGCAAAATTATCAGATTTAGATGCTGTTGATGTTGCACTAAAAGCAAGACTTGATTCAGTTGAGGCGATTAATGCCACTCAATCCGATCAAATATCCGCTTTAAGTGCAGTAGATGTAACCGAATTAGCTAAATTATCAGATTTAGATGCAGTTGATACTGTTCTTAAAGCAAGATTAACGACAATTGAATCTAAACAACCTATTATTAATACTATTCCTATTTACCATGTTCAATCAGTTTTTGCAGATTCTACGGGCAGAGCGACTTATATTCCTCAAACCGTTAGTGCAGTAACTCCTTATAGTGGATTTTATTACAAAAATAATGCAAATGAAAAGGTAAACTGGTATATTCAACCAGATGTCGGATTGACCGTAGGAGACTTAAAAGGACTTATGCTAAATTTTTATAACGTAAGTGCAACAAGTGGATTAGGATGTCCTTTTATTGCCTGTTATACTAAAATAGATTCCGTGACTCCAAACGCTTCAAGTTGGTATAAATCGAGAAAAACATTAGCAGTCGATTATACAGCATCAGCTACGATTAACACTAGTTACGCTTTATTAGCAAATCTTAAAAGTTTATCATATGACCCTATTGCTTATGGTGCTACTAAAGTAAATGCTACAACCATTCCTGGGAACGATAAGGGTTCTTTTGCTGATTCTGAACAAATTCTTTTCTTTAGTATTGGAACTGCTTCTAATTCAGCTGCTGGACTTTTTGAGTTTATTGCATCTAAATTCACTATTTTGACTGCTAAATCTAGTCAAGAATTTGCTTTTCAACAAATCTAATTATGAAGTATTTTTTATTAAGTGAAGTTTTTTACAAATGATATAAAACTATAAGGTTATATATTATTATAATGATATACGAAATACTTTGCAACGAAACAGGAGAAAGATATATTGGGTCTACTTTTCAAACTTTAAATTTAAGGATTAGAAGTCATAAATGCCCTAGTAATAAAACTATGTCAAAAGGTATTATTGATAGAGGTAATTTTACGTTTAAAATCCTTGAAGAATTGCAAAATTCAACTAAAAATGAACTGTTATTAAAAGAAAAAGAGTATTTTCTAAAACTTGAATGTATTAATAGAAACTCTCCATTGACAACTATTGAAGAGCGTAAATCTTATAATATTGAAAGAGCGAACAAGTTTTATGAAGACAATAAAGAGTATGTTTTAAACAATCGCAAAATATGGTATAGTAATAATAAAGTAAAAGTAGCTGAAATGCGCAAAGAAAAGCATTTATGTATTTGTGGTATGTATTACACTATTCACAATAAATCTCGACACGAACAGTCAAAAAAACATATAAATTTTACTCAAGATACAATATAATATGGTCGAGTTATCGGAAATGTTTTGGACTTTTTTTCTAACGTCAATCGCTGGTTTTATTCTCGCTTTGGGGAGAATTTGTTATAAGTCAAAGTGTTCTTCTATTGACTTTTGTTGTGTGAAAATTATAAGAAATGTTGATGCAGAAGTTAAAGAAGATATTGAATTAGGTTCTAAGTCTAAAGATAGTAATACTACCGAAAGTAATAAGATATAAAGATTATGTTATTATATATAGTATATAAATGACTACAATTTTAAAAAATAAAAATTTACACGAACGAGATAATAATATAACGTTCAATCCGACAAATCATAGGTATTTGATAAATAATACTGAGGGTTATACATCCGTTACGACTTGGGTTCATTCTAACTTTGAACCTTTTAACAGTGACGAAGTAATAAATAAAATGATGAACGGCAGTAACTGGTCCAAGTCTAAATATTTTGGTAAATCTAAAGACGAAATTGCTGAAGAATGGGTCATTAATGGCAAAGAATCGAGTAGTTTAGGGGTTGATTTACATCATCATATTGAGATGTTTATGAATCAAGAAACTGGAAAAGATAAACCTACTCATCAAGACTTATTGTATTATTATGAAAACATCTCTAATATTATCTTTGAAGACTTTGCATCAAATAATACAATAGAATGGGATTTTTTCCTCAATTTTGTTAGAAATAACCCCGATTTAACCCCATATCGTTCTGAATGGATGGTGTATCATGAAAACATCAAGATATGTGGAACTATTGACATGGTTTATGAGAATGATGACGGTTCGTTAACTATTTACGATTGGAAGCGTTGTAAATCAATTAATAAGTATTCGTATGGTAAAAACTCAATAAATCCTAAAATGTCTAACATTCCAGATTGTAACTACTTTCACTACCTTTTACAACTAAACCTTTACAAGTTCATTTTGGAGACCAAGTATGGTAAAGTAGTAAGAGCGTGTTACTTGGTCAAACTGCATCCAAACAATAAGAGCAAAACCTACGAATTGTTCAGTTTGCCAAAATTAGGGTTAAATTTAAATAATTTGATCACTTTTGAACCTTAAAACCGTCAATATTCATTTTAATTTTCAGTTGTCGTAATTCACGTTTTTTCTTACGTAACTTTTTATAAACCCCTAGTAGTTTCCCTTTTCATGGACTTTTGTAAAATTACACTTACTACTTTTATCTAATTACGACAAACTAATAATTAAAACTATTTAAGATTATATTAAGTAT